AATTTGGCAAGTGATCCCCCTCTACCCGATTGGGTTAAGCGAATATTGGTAAATATTCGATAAAACCCCGTAAATGCTTTGCACCTTGTACGATACAGAAAAGTGTCTTGAATTGTCTAGACTTACTGAAACTTGGTTAATACCGGTGACGCCCACCGTGTTTAGTATGGTGGTCGAGATTGCCAGATTAAGTCCAGTCTGGTCTTTACTTCCAATTAAGTTCCACCAATCAATGCCAGATGTGGTATCGAAAAAACAGTCATTTAAGAAAGACGCAAGGTTTGATCCGATGTCTTGAGCAAGCGCGTCTTGGTTTCTTTTGTAGTTGTTAATGCCTTGTCCGAAAGTCCAATCGCCGTTTAAATCGAGTGCTCTAATAATTTCGCTCATATACTTACTCCAATAGCGTCGAAAGTGCGGTTGTAATTGTTGTTATTGAGGGCAAAAAGGCCGCAGCTGCCGCCGCCAGAATCGGATCGGTCACAGAGTTACTGCAGCCGACGACAAAGGTATTAAGTGCAGCCATTAGCTGAAATAACTCTATTCCAAGTGTCGTAGTGGCGTTGTATATTTTAACGCCGTCTAGCTGACTTACAGCAACGCCGCGCAGACCCGCCCCAAGTACGGTGTGGGTTTGGGAATAATTTTGAAGCTGTTTAGTGCTATTACGGATGCCGACAAGAGCAAAACCGTCGGCGAGCGAATGCAGTCGGGATGTTTGAACGGGTCCTACTTGTCCGCTTGCGTACCAATTATCTATGCTGCGGTCATTAAATAATACTAAGCATTCGTCGCCCGAAGAGATGGGGAAAGTTAAAAATCCGGGGCCGCCGCTTAAGCAAATCACCGGAACTCCGGCAAGGATAGAGTAGGGTATGGATACTGGGGTTACTACGCCCTTATCATTCGTTTGAAAATAAGTTTTTGTGTAGGCAATAGAAATTTGGGCGGTTTGTTTTGTGGCGTCAAAACTTTGAATAATGCCCACGTGGAGACTGTTATAGCTAATCCCAATCTCTTTTTTTAGCATGTTTAACGCATCTTGAAGCGACGGCTCATTAAATATTTGTTGATTTTGTTGTATACTAGGTTGATCACCCATTTGCGAACCCCGCAATGCTGAGTGCAGCGCTGCCGGCATAGAGTCCAACGCTCGTTACCGCGTCACCGGAAACGACTGGAGATATTATTCCGCGATGTTTTACTGAGCACACCTTGTAAGACCCGTTTATAGAAGTAGCGGCAGCGCCGGCACCAATTTGGGTACCGGTAGAAGTAATCAGTCTTATGTACTGGCACACTTGGATTCGGGGCTCAAAAATAGTGTCAAAATTTATCATGTTCTGCTCCAGAATTGGCGTATTTAGCAGGCCTGAACTTGCGTCGACCGTAGTAAACGCGGAGTCTAACGCAAAGTTATCACCCAGAATGAAGGCGGTTTGCTTATCAATAAAAAAGCCACCGCCGGTTAGTTCACCAAGTAGGGCTGCCGTGTTGCCACTAGCTACAAATTCGCGCGAAGTAGTAAAAAGAGTTCCGGCCGCGTCTTTTACGTAGTTATCTGAAATGCTTCCCAGTTGAATTCCGGGAAGATCAGATATCAGGGCTTTATAAATATTTAAATACGGGGTGCCCGCCGCAAACGTTCTATCTGAAACGCCATTTGTAAAGGCGAAGCTTCCGTCCATACTCTCGATTGTGGTAATGAAATTTGTGCCTTCGCGTACGCTATACGCCTGGGTTATGTTGCCCGCGAAAACTTGGGCCAGAGTATCACCGTACCCGGCGCGAAGTTCTACGGACGCTTGATTTAGAGGGTCGAAATTTGAGAAGTCGTAGCGAAGAAAATTTCTATTTTGCGCCGACAGGTTGTAAATTTTTAGCTGGGCCACGTTACAAGACGTCAAATTGTTTCTGGTGATATCAAATTCTAAAGTAAACGGCGGCTGTATGGTAAGCGTCCCCCCGCCATTGGGCTTTTGAAGGACTAGAATATAATTACGGCCGAGCTTAACTAATCCCAAGTAAGAAGTCCGAATACTGCTGCGTCTCTGCAGCGGTTAGAAGATACAAAGAGCATGCACCAGAGGAGAAGTCTTGTTGCTGTGTTGGTTCGCGCTCGTTTTGACTGCCATAGCAGGCTATGCCAAACGGAATTTGATTACGGTACTGGTGAAGAATATTGGTGCTATTGAAAATGCGATATCCGTTTAGCGTGAAATTCTGATAGGTGAGTGAAGTAATAAACCAACCGTATTGCTGCGGAACAAAATAAATAGTGAGAACAAAAGTAGTGCCGTCGGGTAGTGCAATGGTTTGTTGTTGGAGGGCATCGCTAGTAACTTGCTGAATTAGGTTCATGCTACACTACTCGCGGGTAAGGATAACGGAACTGCGGGACCAACCGGTACTTGCCCCTGATTCGTGGCGGGGGCCTGCTGGGTAGCGTTTCTACCTTGGGCGTTTACTGCCCCGGTAGTTAGGTTGGTGCTTGCGAAATTAATCACTTTAAAGGTCATATTAAAATCAGTAATTACATTTGTAGTTTCGTCTTGGGTAGCTGTCATATTCTGAATAGCACAGTTATTAAAAAGCCCCCACGGGGTCTGTATGGTAAATAATACCCTACTTTGCCAGTACCCAAAAAACTGGGTAAAATACAATTGCTGCTTAGACTGGATCTTAGTTAGATCCACCAAGGTGGTTTGATTTAAAATGTTTTGACCGGAAGATCCGCCGTTTATAGAGCTAATCGCAGTGGTTGCAGAAGCGGCCACATTAGTCGCGGTGGTGTAGGCAAACGCGGCGACGTTATAGGCATCAAGAGCTGCCGCAGTAAGTGCCGGGGTATAGGCTTCCATAAATATTAATTTGTCTGCTATTGATTTTAGAACCTGAAGCGCACTCGGTGCAATATCGTTTAGTTCGCCAACAAATCCATTGGTGCTTATAATAATCGGGCGCAGGGCAATTTGATCTTGGAGCGCGGTATTGTCTTCCACATAGTGATCGGTAATATCGCTATCGAGCGTTACTTTATTTTCACCCTCGTAGTTAAAAAGAATTGTTGGCGTAAGCGGCGGATTAAATAAAGAAGCGGCGCTTTGCGGTTGGTACCCTACATTCTGCTGCGGAGTAACTGCGATAAGACCGGTAAGAGCACCAAGGGCTGAGCCTACTGAAGCGACTGCGGATAAATTGGCCATTTAGTAACCCCCCGCTTGAACCGGGCTTTGCTTCGTTATTTGGTTTACTTGTTTTTGCAAAACCTGGTGATGAAGTTGCTTAACCGAGTGGTGGTCTTTCGGATCAATTCCGGTAACTTTTGTGTTTATCGTGGTGTGGTTAGTTACTCCGTGTCCTCTCGCTGCGCGCGCCGCTGCGCGGGCCGGGGCAGTTTCTATGGCGTGTTTATGCATTTCCGCCTTGGTCATCATATTACCGCCCGGCATTACTGATCCCACCATGTCTTGGAAAATATCACTGTACGCGCCGCCTACCACTTTTGCTCGACTCCAGATGCCCTCTTTTTTTACATTGTCCACGGTTTGGTCGAGGTCCTCTGCGGCCATTCCTAGCCCTTTAAACACCCCGAATTTGTTGGCGATAAGAGTTAAAATCTCTATAATCTTAAGAAGAGAATTAGACATTTTCTCTATGGCGTGTACAAGTTCATCCCCGTGATTTGCCATTAGTGTGGACATACCGCGTTCGAATTTATCTTTTACATTTTCTAGGGCGATATGTTGGGAATCGTTTTTATTTAATACTCTGTCGGATAAAACCGGGGCGCTGTTTAGCATCGCATCTGAAAGCTTACCGCGCCTAGCTGCCGCAACAAAAGTCTCGCCAAGGCCGAAACTTTTACCTAAAGCAGTCGCAGTTGCCGCATCGGTCTTGATCATTGCGTCTCTGAGTTTTCTAAGGGTGTAGGCGTCCCCAGTAGCCTTCTCGGTGGCTTTTTTCATGTCAAAGCCTACCAAGTTGTTTAATAGGCCCATTTTTTCTGGTGCGACATTTTCAAGTTTCATTTTGGCTATGGCTTGTGAAACAGCTCTAAATCCGGCTACCATTTCTTCGCCCGAGCCCCCGGCCTGTTTTAGCGCGTAGGACCATTGCTGAACTTCTTTTCTAGAATCCCCGGTGGTGGCGTTGAAATTTGCCATGCTAGTTCCAAGGCGTCCGCTTGCCGTAATGATTTTATCTAGAGCGTAAAAAACAGCGAGCAAGGCCGCAGTGGTCTCAAGCGACATAGACTTAGTTTCGCTTAAACCCTTTTTTACGCCGCCGATAGCGCCGAGAGTTTTGTCGGACCCTTTAACCCCTAGACTTACGAAAAGTTCTCCGACCTGCATTAGTCACCCTTGTTCAGGTTATAATGGGTCTCTTCGTAATCGAAACAAAACGTCTCGTAGTGCAAGGCTTGTAAAATCGTTCTTGAATCCATTTCCATAACTTCCTTTAGAGAGCCGTAGCCCTCTTTAACAAGTTTAAAATAGATCAGTAAAACACTGTCCTCTGCCTCTATGCCGGGGCGCTTGGAGGCAGACCTATAAGGGGCCCGAACTCTGCATAAAGGCTTTTCATAAAAGGCTGAAGGTTTTCCTTACCTATTTCAAGTAGCGCCGGAATATAATCTTCGCGCGCTTCCGGCGGTTCAAAAGTTTCCGTGGTGATTTTCATTTCACCAGTTCCGGTATCATAAGTTGCGCGCTTAAAACACTTCCAGATTGCGGCTTCAATAGTCTTCGAGGAAAGCGCGATAACGGCCAAATCTTTCCAGACTTCGCCGGTCTCGCGAGTAGAGTTAAACCTAACTGCTTTTGTTTCTTCTGCGAAGGCCTGATACAAATCCCTGCCGTCTTCAAACTTGGCGAGATTAAACCTAAGCACCGCTCCGCTAGGCAGTTTCTTTTCTTTGCGCTCTACTTCCACGACCTACCCCTTACGTTAATACGCGAGGAGAATTTGAGAATTTCATGGTGTACATTGCCACGGATTGCTCAGCTTCACCCTCTGCGTTTGTTTTAGCCTCGGGAATCTTGGTAAAGATACCCCCAGACATAATGTAAGTATCAGAAGTGATATTGCCTTGGCCGTCACCAATTTTCTTGATGAAATTGCCAAACATCAACACGGTGCCAGAGAAGTTGGCCAGTTGCTGAACAAGCAAGTTATTTAAAAACTTGTCGTCAGCAGAGCCCCGAACAACGCGGATCTTTACTTCGCATTGACGGCCGGTAAAATTAAGGGAGTAGATGGAGTTACCATTTTTCCCCGTTTTTACATTAGAAATATCATTTGGAAAAGTAAGCTCGACGCAGTTACCGTCGGCAAGATCCGACAAAGATAACCCGTTAATTAGTATGGTGTCGTCACCACTCATTGCGACCGTTGACATTTAAAACCTCCGTTAAGCGTTAATATTTACAATTACTTGTGAGCTCTGAATTGCGCCGGCTTCCTTCAGTGCGATTTGCACCAGAGGGGCTTGCCGAGCCACGCGAGCAGTTTGCAATTGCTGACCAATTGGCTGGGAATAAATGTAGTACCCTCGCTGCAGAATGTTGGCTAAGAAGTTGGCTTGGTTACCAAACGTTGAAGGACTATTCCAAGTACCCGGAGCGCTATACTGATTCGTAACCGCGAGCTCGCAAATTTGGCGGTATGCGCCTTTTAGCCCATCCATTCCGCTTTCCGTTTGTGGAATCTTGGTAGCCGTAGTTGCAAGGAAGTTAAAGCCCGCGACTTGCAAAGCCCCCACTAACCAACGGAGGTTGTACACTTGGTCAAAGAACTTATTCGCGCCCGAGCAAAATACTTTCGGAACACCTTGAAGCGAAATGTAAACGTCTGCGCCCGCAGCTTGGCAAAGATTCAGCAAGCTTTGTGTCATTGTTGAATCCGGTTGAACTTCAACCAAATCTTTCAGATGCATAGTAATGGTTGTATTTGAGCCTTCGAAATTAACCGAGAAGCCGCGGCCAGCGTATGCCGCCATCATTACTAGAGAGTTAAGAGCAACACCTTGGTAGTTGTAGTACAGACCGCGTGTTTGTGTAAAACTTCCGCTACGGAGTAAATCTAGATACCCACCCGGACTTACATCCGCGGCAGTCAGAGATACCACCATTAGGATTTTGTTTAGCGCTTGTACGACCGCTGCAGCAGCTAGGCCGTCAGCTTGACTCAGAATCAAAGTTTCGATAATGCCGAAGTACTGAACTAGATCCGCTGTACGGTTAACTGCGCCCGCCATTGTCTCTGCAACAACCGGATTAGTGATTGTGAAAGTAATAGCTACGGGGCCTGAAGTTGCCAAGCTATTTGCGGTAACTGTCGGCGGAGTATTTACGCCGTAAATCCCCAGCATTTCCACCACTAGGTTCTCAGAAGCCAAAGACCCGGTGACCGCGACTTGTGACAGAACCGGACTTACCGCTTGGATTTTAGTTTGAATCGTTGCTGCAGTATCATTCCAGTTAATCGCGGCAGTTGTGCCTTGAGAAAACACAAGCTCAAAAGTTCCGCTTGCCGGAACGCCCGAGAGTGCCAAGTTGAAGCTATCAACCTGGAAAGGGATTACCACTAGGTATCCGCCACCAGCTAAAATATTTGGTTGCTGCGAGAATACCGCATTTGCCATTGCAAAGGTTTT